GGAACTACTACTTGGACACTTGGTAAAAACTCCACTACCAAATGGCAAGGTAGTTTTTTGTGGCAAACTCGCAGCAAGTACCCTATGATTGCTCAAATTAAAGTAAAAGGTGGCTCAAAGTGCTACTCACCAATTCGTGAGTTTAAATATTGGCAACCAGAAGTAATGCCTGATGCAAGTATGGGAGTACCGCAACTTCCTTAAGATAGCCCACCCTCTGGGGTGGGTTTTCTTTTTGTTTAGTGTGGTGTAGTCTTTTTATATGTCATTTACTGGAACACTTCTACCGTATCAAGTAGACGCTGTAGACCGTATGTGTGAGCAGGGCTCCATGTTGGTTGCTTATGATTTAGGTTTAGGTAAAACCGTACTAACTATTGCAGCTGTTGAACGGTTAATGGATGAAGATAAAATTTATGAACCTGGTTTAATAGTTTGCTTGTCCAGTCTTAAGTATCAGTGGGCTAACTCTATTACAAAATTTAGTAACTCCACCTCGTTAGTAATTGATGGCACTCCTAAACAACGTCAAGCTCAATACGCAGAGGCAATGAGTTGGAAAACTTCTGGCGTAGATTACATTATTATGAATTATGAACAAGTAGTCAATGACTGGGCTTACGTATCCAAGTTACCCCGCGGGTTTGTTGTCTTAGACGAGGCTACTGCCATTAAATCTTTTAAGTCTAAACGAGCTAAGCAAGTAAAGAAGCTAGCTAATGCTCCTTTTAAATTTGCTCTTACTGGTACGCCAATAGAAAATGGTAAACCAGAAGAGTTGTATTCAATCATGCAATTTGTAGATCAGAAAGTGCTGGGACGTTTTGATATTTTTGACTCAACATTTATCGTTCGTAATACTTGGGGCGGTGTTGATAGGTATAGAAATCTACCTACGCTACATACGAAAATGAAAGAGGCTTCCGTAAGGAAGTCACAGAAAGACCCAGACGTTGCGCCATACTTACCTGACTCAATTCATAAAGAACCTATTCTTGTTTACTTTGACAGGAAAGCCGCAAAGTTATACAGAAAAATTGTTGATGATTTGATTCAAGAACTAGACAATGCTAAAGATTTATTTGGCGGTTCTTTTAATATGCTTTCTCATTATGGGTATGCCGATAAGACAGGTAGTAAAGCAGATGAGATACGAGGCCGAATTATGTCTAAAGTAGGTTGCCTTAAAATGCTTTGCTCCCATCCAGATTTAGTTAGATTAAGCGCAGAAAGATTTCAAGAAATAGGGGATGCAGGTTCTGAGTATGCTAACTACCTTCTTTTAGAAGGGTTACTAGATGGCGTTATTGCAGCTCCTAAACTAGATGCGCTAATTGAATACGTGCAAGACTTTTTAGGGCAAAGGCCAGACAATAAAGTTGTTATTTTTGCCACGTATGTAGACATGGTAGGAATGATTAAAGATAAGCTGGGAGAAGACATTTGTCGGACCTACACAGGGCAGCTTGATGCAAAATCTAAAGAAGATAATAAGGTTGAATTTAACACTAATCCTAATGTGCGTGTTCTTATTAGCAGCGACGCTGGGGGTTATGGTGTTGACCTTCCTGCTGCCAATCTACTCGTTAATTACGATATGCCGTGGTCGTCTGGCCTTGCGACGCAAAGAAACGGTCGAATAAAAAGAGCATCTTCTACTTGGGAAACTATTGTTATCCAAGACTTTTTAGTGTCTGGGTCTATTGAGGTACGCCAGCATGAAGCCCTACAACAGAAAAATTCAATAGCCAACGCTGTTATGGATGGCGAAGGTATTGATGATAAAGGCGGAGTAGACTTAACTCTTGGTTCTTTAAAGTCATTTATTCAAGGAACATCTGTTTAAGTAATACACCTTGTCTATCTGAACCTTAACTTTTTTTATGTTAGGGTAGAAATGTATGTTAGACAGAACCAAACGTCTGACCACCGCTATTGCGCTTCTTACAGGTTTACTTGTATCGCTACCAATAACCCAGGGTCAGGCTAATGCTAATGAAATGCAGACAAAAATCGAAACAAAAGTTGCGGTTAATTCAACTGTAGCTATTGCTAAACAATATATCGGAACCCCGTACTGTCGGGGCGGACACAATTCCAGATGCTTTGATTGCTCTGGATTTACACAATACGTATATAACCAACAGGGCATTAAGTTGCCACCAATTGTACATAGTCAGTACCGTATTGCTACAAAAATTGCTGCTTCAAAAGCAAAGCCAGGAGACCTAGTGTTTTTTATAACTAGGCAAGGTTACGCTTACCATGTAGGAATCTATGTAGGTAATGGAAAGGTTATACATTCCCCCAAACGTGGTCATCACGTTCGAATAGAAAGTATCTGGACGTCCAACGTCCGCTATGGTAGAGTTTAATTTCTACCTTCCCGCTTAGCTCAACGGCAGAGCGCCAAGCTGTTAACTTGGATGTTCCTGGTTCGAATCCAGGAGCGGGAGCAAGACCAGACATAACAACTTTCTTTAGGTAAACTTAATACGTTGCCTTTAGGAGAGAACTGGCATTGAAACCCCTTAAAATTTTTGCTGCCCTTGTGTTTGCATTTGCTTTTCCATTAAGCGCTACGCCTGCACAGGCTGCAGTTGACGCGCCTTGTGACACTTACTCTTGGACTGGCGAAGACGATACCGCACACCAGATGGCGTTGCCATTTTCCTTACCGCTAGGTGATACTACGTATGACACTACGTATGTAACTACTAATGGAACGCTTACCTTTGGCACCCCTGACGCTAACTTTAGCTCGTATCCAAATACACCCTCTATTTCTCTTGCTGGGTATGACTGGGTAACTTTTGGTCAAGGCACTAGTTTAAGTTACGGCGTTAACAACACAGGCTTTTGTATTCTTTGGAAGGTTCGTCCTTACCCACAATCAACTGGGGCAATAACTGAAATTAAGTTAACTGTAGACATAGCCAGGTATCCTTCATGGTCAGGAACTGTAGAGACCACGGGCTGGCTACCTGCAGATTTACGGCGGGGTATCCGATTTGCCCCTAATACAGAGGTAGTAACCATTTCTGAAGCCTTTACGGTTAACGGTGGGCGCCCTGTAGAGATGCAGTCATGCTGGGATGGGTCTGTAATTCCTCTGACCTCTACGTGCCCTCCAGAGCCTCCTGCAGGCCAATGCTGGGACGGGTCTACCGTAGTTTGGAATCAAACTTGCCCGCCTGTACCGCCTGATACACAATGCTGGGATGGTTCATGGATTACTTGGAGTCAGACTTGCCCTCAGCAACCTCCACCAATTGAGTGCTGGGACGGCACTTCAGTTAGCTGGGATGCTCAATGTCCGCCAATGCCACCAGATATTACTTGCTGGGACGGGTCTGTAATTATGTGGAATGCCACATGTCCTGTGGAACCTACTCCCACCCCGACACCAGAGCCAACACCAACACCCACGCCAGAGCCAACACCAAGCCCTGAACCAACGCCATCCCCAGAACCAACACCAGAGCCGTCCCCGAGCCCTTCAGAAACTTTTTCACCTACACCGACCCCTGAGCCAACACCCGAAGAAACACCTACGCCAGACCCTTCACAATCCGAGATAGTTCCTGAAGAACCCACTCCAGCTCCAACTTTAATTCCTGAGCCAGAGCCTTCGACTCCAGAAGAAGAAGTTCAGGAGCCAACTCCCGATCTAACTCCTGATCCAATTCCTGATTCATCTGAACCTCCTGTTGAACCAACTATAACATCCGCAGAAGAAACTACAGAACTTGTTTCTGACGCTTTAGCAGATGGCTCAATCTCCGCATCAGACACGGCTGAAGTCATTGACGCTTTTCTTTCTGATGGAGAGCTAAGCACGTCAGAAGTAACTAATCTTTTAGATAGCTTGAACTCTGACGGTGTTCTATCTGAAGATGAGAAGGACTTGATGTCCGATGTTTTGGTAGCTGCTTACGAAGACACAGCAATTCCCGCTGATGTCTTTGAAGAGTCTGGGTTGGATTACGAAGACCTGCCACCAGACCAACCAGTTACTTTAGAAAATGGCGTGGTCTTGACTGCTGAAATTGCAGATGCCATTGAAATTTTTGAAGACCCTGCAGAACTTCTTGCAACAGTACTTACAGACCCAGGAAAAGCCCTTAAGGCTATTTCTAACGTAGGTGCAGACTTACCTGCAGACGTACGTAAAACCGCTCAACAAGGCACAGTAGCTGTAGTTCTTGTTGGTCAAGTCATTGTTGGCGGAGTCACCGCCCAATTAATTAGGAGATAAAATGCGCTGGTTAAAGGACGCAATCATTGAATCATTGAACCAGGGATACACACTCCTTGGATTCTTTGTAGCTTGGTTACTGTTGGAGGGTAGCGCCCGTACGGTTGTGGGCTACTCAATCTTGTTAGTAACCCTTGTACACTTAGTCACTATTCGGATTCGTGAAGATAAAGACAGCGACGAGTAGCTAGTATCTTGTGATACTATCTTGGCATGTCTGACTTTCCCAACTGGTTTAATATCACCGCTAAAGACAACTTTAATACTTTACTGCCTAAAAAGATGCGTAATAAATCTAACCTGAAAGCTTTACAGATTGGCGCTTACACAGGAGACGCTAGCGAGTGGATATTAACTAACACTAAGTGGGAGCTTAATGACGTTGATACATGGGAAGGTAGCCAAGAAGTTGGTCACCAGACTATTAACTTTGAGGACGTAGAAGCTTACTACGATAAGCGTCACGGAGACAATGCCAGCCTACATAAATTTAAAATGAGTAGCGACACATTCTTTAACGTGTTTATTCATGAACCTGACACCTATGACTTTATTTACATTGACGGTGACCATACGGCTAGTCAAACTGTTAAGGACGGGCTCAACGCGTTTCAAATGTTAAAACCTGGGGGAATCATTGCGTTTGATGACTACACTTGGGCATCAGGTAAGGGTTCATACTATGACCCAGCCCCAGGAGTTGATGCTTTTCACCATATTTGTAAGGATTTAATAGAGCTTTTAGTGGCTAACTCGCAAGTTTGGTTTAAAAAATTATAATCTTTACTGATTTTGTCAGTACATCTTGGTACAATATAGGTATGCCTAACGCACCTAAGACGCCAACTCGCACCCTACGGGTAGATGACGAGCTTTGGCTTGCTGTTCAAGACCAAGCCCGAATTGACGGAGTCACGGTAACTAGTATTATTATTGACGGGTTGTACTCGTATCTAAAAAGTGCCCGTGCACGTCAGGTTGATGTGCTAGAGTAATCTCTACCTAAGAAGGGGGTTCGCATGAATGTAGAAGACATGGTAGACCTTGTCCGCCAAAACGCTACGCTTAAAGATCGTATTGACAGCACAGTTGCAATTCAAAATGATGTTAAAGAAAAACTACGCAACGGTTTAAAAGAGCTAGGTGAAGTTGATGACCGAGGGCATGTTGTAGTAGAAATTAATGACGACATGACAGGAATTAAAAGGGTACTTAACCAGCGAAAAGTTTCTAAGTCTTTAGACATGGACATTGCTGAGGATATCTTAAAAGAAAAAGGTTTGCACGAACGTTGCGTTACAATGATTCCTGTTTTAGATGAGGAAGCCATTATGGCTGCATACTACGAAGGTTTAGTTACTGAAGAAGACATTGATAAAATGTTCCCAGCTAAAATAACTTGGGCGTTAGTGATGTCAAAGAGTTAACATGGACGACTTAATTGATGAAATGTTTTCCGCAATTGACCAGTATTATCCAGGCAGTAAGCGCAAAAGAAAATTAGTTAAAGAAGAAAAGCCCAAAGTAATTGTAGAAAAAACGTGGGACGCTCGTCCTTTTGTAAAGACTTTGCCAAGTGGTATTGACGTAGAAATGTTTACGCTCGGTGCTTTGGCACAGGCTCTAGGTAGACCGATTGTTACGGTACGAACCTGGGGTATGTTAGGATATTTACCTAACGCACCGTATCGACTACCTGATGTAGTTGATAAAAATGGTGATACAAGAAGAGGTCGAAAGTTGTACAGCCGTGCTATGGTAGAGACAGCTGTCGATCTATTTGACAAGCATGGACTATTAGGTTTAGATAGAATCGAGTGGTCCGAATACCAGCAAGTTCCCCAAGAACTTGCTGAGATGTGGGAACACATTAAGATGCAAGAAACAACCAACAATGCCGATAACGCAGAAAAAGAGAAATAAAAATGCCAGTTAACCGTTCGATAGAAGAAGAGAAGTATTCCGTAGCAGATAGCTTTGGTGAAGACTTCGATGTAAACGCCCGCCCTGAGCAAGCCACTAGCGGTGCAGTTAAGTCAGGCTGGGATGCAGCCGAAAGCATGACTACCCCATCAGGTAGTTTTCCAATTGACTTCAAAGCAAGTGAAGCCTTGCAGGTAGTCAAGTTCTTGGATGAAGGTGGCCCGTTTGCTACCTACAAGCAACACTTCCTAACTAACAAGCCAGGCAAAAAATCATACATTTGCCTTAAGCCAAGTGGTCAGACTTGCCCATTGTGCACAGTCTTAGACCACCGTCCAGATGACAAGCGTGGCTTCACGATTGTTAACTTAAGCGCAGAAGGTGGCCCACAGCGTCAAATCCTTACTGCAACCCCTCCTTTGTTCCGCACTTTGTTGCAGGCAAACAGTTCTCCACAGGGTCCAATTAATAAGAACTACTGGGCGATTAGTCGCACAGGAGAAAAGGCTGGTACTACTTACCATGTCAACGCTATTAAGGCACGCGACCTAGACGAAGACTGGGGAATTAACCAGGCAGAAGCAGAAGCTTACATTGCAACTGTAGAAGTTTATACTGATGCAGTAATTCGTGAGACACCTTACGATCAGCTTCTTGAAATTGCTGAAAGCCTTCGTAATTCCTAAATAACACACAGACTGCCACTGGCGGTAGGTCCCCCCCTTTCCTACCGCTAGTGGCTCTTAAGGGGCATGCTATGAATATTATTACTACACTTGACCAGTTAAACGAAATGGTTGCACACTATTTAACACAAGATGCTTTTGCATTTGACGTAGAAACCGTTGGCGATAACCGTGGGGTCACTCCAATTAACGAAGTTCTATGGATTACTTTTGCCACTCACGGTAGGTGCGATGTAATCCCAATGGGCCACCCTAACGGTGACTTTGTAGAGGAAGTGTTTCCACTTACAGGCCAAGGCGAGAAACGAGTAGAGGCAGGTCTTACTGCTCGCCCTAGTGATTACTCACGGGATAAGAAAAAAGCCACTAAAAAGTTTGGCCCTCCACCTGCCCAGCTGTATCCTAACGAGGTTTTTAAGGCTTTGCGCCCTATTCTATTCAATAGTAACCTTCTTACAGTAGGTCATAACCTAATCTTTGATTTGACATCCATCGCAAAATACTATAAAGGGGAAGTTCCCACAGGCCCATACTTTGACACTATGATTGCGTCGTTTATTAGTGATAACCGCAATAAGAATAAATGTGGACTTGACGCTTGCCTTAAGCGTGAGTTTGGATACGAGATGGTTAAAGGCGTAGGTAAAGAAGTAGAGAAGTATTCGTTTACCGAAGTTGCTAAGTATGCTTTCCTTGATGCTAAATACACTTTCTTATTGTGGAAAGCCCTAGCCCCGAAGATTAAAGAGTCAGACCTTGACGTTATTATGAGTTTAGAAATGGACGTGCTTCAAGTTTTATGCGCCATGAAACTTGAAGGTGCTCCAATAGATGTGGCTGAGTTAGAAGCTCTTGATACGCAATTACGTATTGACATTGAAACCGCTAGAGCAGAAATATTTCGTATTGCTGAGCGCCCATTTAATATTAACTCTAACCAAGAAAAACAATTATTATTATACGGCTCTAAAGATGAGGGTGGCAGAGGGCTTAAGCCTAAAATTCTTACCACTGCTGGAAACCGTAAAGCTGAGCAGGGCTTAGAACTTACTTACTCAGACTACTCTGTGTCAGCCGAGGCTTTAGAGGCTTACAAACTTGCTGACCCCTTAGTGGATGCTATGCTTACCTACGCTGATCTTAACAAATTAAGTACTACTTATGTAGTACCTTATTTAGGAGGAGAGGTAGTTCGAACTACAGGAGGAAAGGAAAAACGTGAACATAAAAACTCGCTTCTTATTAATGGCAGGATTCACTGCGATTTTGTACAGCACGGCGCGGAAACTGGTCGTTTCAGCAGTCGTAACCCTAACCTTCAAAACGTTCCTGCACCTCATACAGCACACGGAAAGGCAATCAGAAACCTTTTCTTTGCCCCCGAAGGATACAAGCTTGTAGTTGCTGACTACTCCCAGATTGAGCCGCGCGTTATTGCGTCTATGTCTAAAGACCCTATTATGATGGACAATTACCTACGGGGTGGAGATATCTATACCACTGTAGGTGACACTATGGGAGTAGACCGTAAAGCGGGTAAGGTGCTTGTACTTGCTATGGCGTACGGCGTAGGTCCCGACAAAATTTCTCGTCAAATTGGGTGCTCTATTAACGAGGCTCGTGACTTGCTTTCTAGGTTTGGTTCTCAATTTTCATCAGTAAGTTCCTACAGGATAAAAGTTATTGGGGCAACTAAAGTTAATACTCCGCCTTATGTGACCACTGTATTAGGTCGTAAACGGTATCTTCCAGAGGTTTTATCTAGTGATCCATTTTTAAGGTCTGCTGCAGAGCGCCAGGCTTTTAATACACGTATTCAAGGTTCCGCTGCTGACATTATTAAGTTGGCTATGGTGCGTGCGTACAAAAGACTGCCAGAAGGTGCTAAGCTCCTTCTTACAGTTCATGACGAGTTGGTTACTCTGACTCCAAATGATAAGGTTGATGACACCGTGTCAGCAATCCGTGAGGCCATGGAGGGTATTGATTTGTTATCTGTACCTTTAGTAGCTGACATAAAAGTAGTAGACCGTTGGGGAGAAGCAAAATGAATTGGAAATTCTGGGAAAAACAAGAACCAATCTGGGAAGTTGATACGACAGAGGTTCCTGCAACAACTTTGTACAGATGGTTTTTATACGATAGTGGTATTGAAGACCCTAACAAGTACGCAATAACAGCTGGATTTTCTCCTGTAAGTGACGAAGGAGATGAGATGGAACGCAAAGAAAGCCTTGAGAGACTGCTTAGGGTTATGCCATATAAAGCTTTTGTTGACATGATGTCAGCTATGAATGGTCAAGTTTTAGCAGAGACTCTTACTGAAACTTTACAGACAGATGGTTTACTTGAAAATGATTCACGTATTGCAGAAGACATGGAATTAATGGCTGAAATTTATACACGGGTGTCAACAGCAGTTCTTATTCCAGCTCTTGCGGCTGCTCTAGAGTTAGGTATCTTGGTAAATCCAGGATCGTTTGTATCAGGAGACTTCTATGAGCGGTAATTGGTGGGCAGATAAACTAGGTGCCCCAGTTCCAACAAGTAGGCCTTCTCCTACACCTCCGTACACGCCTCCAGCGCCTGTTCCATATAACCCTGTACCCCAACCTCAGATGCCTCCTCAAGAGGCTCCTAGGATGCCTCAAAGCGCTACAACGGCTAGTAGGTGTCCTGGGTGCAGTAGCGGAAACTATGGCTCGGTAACTCCTGAGTCCAAGGCTAGATGCTATGACTGCGGTTACCCAGTAGTTCAGTCAGGTAGTGGTATGGGTAAAGGTGTTTCCCAACAAGGTGGCGGAGGACCAGCAACTCCAGCTAGACAGATCAGCACTGCTAATAATTTTAACCCGCAAACTATCATTGGAAAGATTGAATAATGGAATTAGACCTCGCCAAAGCAATTGCCAAACTTAACAAAAAGTTTGGTTCAGAAATGATTGTCCTAGGAGCAGACATTAAAGACGATGTCCTAGGTCGTATGACTACAGGCTCACTTGCAGTAGACATGATTCTTGGTGGCGGGTTTCCTGTTAATCAATGGCATGAGATTGTAGGCGAGGCTTCTAACGGCAAGACAGCTCTTGCTCTTAAAACCGTAGCCGCTAATCAAGCGCGCGACCCAGAATTTACTACTGTTTGGGTAGCTGCAGAAACTTGGGTTCCACAATACGCAGAGATGTGTGGCATAGATTTATCCCGTGTGTACGTAGTTGCTACTAACATCATGGAAGAAGCCTACGAGGCGGTTATTGAATTAGTAGAAACCAAAGCTATTGATTGTGTAGTTATTGATTCACTACCTGCTCTTGTACCAATAGCAGAAGACGACAAGAACATGGATGAGGCTACCGTTGGTCGCGGAGCATTACTTACAGGTAAATTTTTCCGCAAGGTAGGTAAGGCATCACGCAGGTCACTTACTGAGTCCGAGCGTCCTTTTATTGGAATTATAATTAACCAGTACCGCATGAAGATTGGCGTTATGTATGGTGATCCTCGTACTACTCCAGGTGGAGAGGCCAAGAACTACGCATTCTTTACGCGTCTAGAAGTTAAGCGTGACGAATGGATTGAGGCTGGTACAGGTCAAGAAAAACGTAAGGTTGGTCAGACTATTAAGGTACGCACCATCAAGAACAAGTCAGCCCCACCAGCACAGGTAGCATATGTAGACTTCTACTTTAGTGACGGCGGAAACTGCTATGCAGGTGAATTTGACTACGCTAAAGAGATTGTTGCCCTTGGCATTATCTACAAGATCATTACCCGTGCAGGTGCCTACTACAGTTACGGTGATCGTAAATGGCTAGGCGGGGATGCTGTGGTAAACTCTATTAGGGAAGAGGTTGACCTCAAAGAGGCTCTAGATCGGGATGTACGCAGAGTTGTACGTCCAGAGGCTAGTGCAACCTACGAGGTGGCTGGTGCGCTCTGAAGGGCAAAAGCAGTCTAAGAAGCACGAGAACAGACTAGCTAAAGCAGTTGGCGGTAGTACCGTAGCTGCCAGTGGAGCCTTTTGGAGCCGCAAAGGTGATGTCAGGTCTAGTGACCTACTTATTGAACATAAGTGGACAGGCAAGCAACAGGTAACCGTTAAAGCGGGGGTCCTGGAAAAAATTGTTAAGGAAGCTATCCTTGACGGTAGGATGCCTGTCCTAGGTTTCCATCTTAATGGCGAAAACTATGTCATGTTAGATGAAAACGATTTCCTGGAGCTTCGCCAAAAGCTCCAGGAGTGTTCGTGCGAGACCCCTTAGATGTAGAGAACTGGCGTGCAGACGCTAAGTGTAAAGGTATGGATACGGAGTTATGGTTTCCGCCCAGAGAAAAAGAGCTCTACAAGCCCATTGCCGATATCTCTAAAGGTATATGCTTTGGTAGAGATGGTCGTCCTGAATGCCCTGTTCGTAAAGAGTGCTTAATGTATTCAGAGAACATGAACGAGCAATATGGTATCTGGGGTGGTTTAAGCCATAGAGAAAGAAATGCGTTAAAGCGTAAAGCTGAACGTAACGGAATGACCCTGAAAGAATGGGTAGAAAGCGGTAGAAAAAAATGACGTACGACCCATTTAAATGTCCTGACTGTAATGTATGGTGGCGTGGAGAGACGCACAAGTGCATAGTTGCAAAATCCAATACAGAACCTTCTCGCAAAGGTACAGACTCCCCACGTAAGGGTTGGATATCTTGTCCAATGTGTGGTAAGAATATAACTAAGTATGATTGGCATTCTTGCAATGACTGGCATAAACCAAATAAGAAGGAACCACATGACCCAAACCACCCGCCCATTAGGTACTCTTAAGAAACTCGTAGACATCGGTAAAAAAGAGACCAGAGTTGTTGGTTCCGTAGAGCGTTGGATTCTTGCACGACCAGCTGACAAGAGCCGTGCTACTGACGTAATTCATCCTTCGGCTATGATTAAGCCAGACTGGTGCCACCGAGCCGAGTACTACCATTTACAGGGCGCGGAGCCCGCTCCTCCTAAATACCGTTCTAGCATGAAAACCCACCTCACTTTTGAAGAGGGTCATCGAATCCATGTTCGATGGCAAAACTGGTTTAGAGATATGGGCAAGCTTTACGGTCAATGGAAATGTTTAAATTGCGGTCTTAAAGAGTGGGGCCTATCGGCTGAAATGGAACCACACATCGATGGTTGTGGTCCAGTGATATACAACGAAGTTCCTGTATCTAGTCCAGCGCATGGTATTTCAGGTCATGCTGACGGTTGGCTTAAAGATTTTGGGGATGACTTATTGCTTGAGATCAAGTCTGTAGGTGAAGGTACATTTGCTTGGGAAGATCGAATAGGTTGGCAAGAACAAGGAGAAGACTTTAAAAAAGCATGGTCTAATTTAAAATCTCCCTTTTATACTCATATCATGCAAGCTCAGGTATATATGAAGTTGCTGGAACTTATGGACCCAACTAATTACCCTAAAGAAGCTGTATTTATTTACGAGGCTAAGCCTAATCAAGAAGTTAAAGAGTTTATTATTCCTAAAAATGATTTTGGGGTAACACCTTTGTTTGAAGCCGCTACTATGATTATGGCTGCAATTGACAAACAACAGCCTCCTGGGTGTAACATATCTCCAACAGGTAGCTGTTCTAAATGTGAGGTGTTTAATGTCAATTAAACTTAAGGCTGAGGAAAGCCAACGTACCATTGATACAATTCGTGCTCAAGGATTTACTTTTGATTCAGAGTTTGATGGTATCAACCCAACAATGCCGTTTGATATTACAGACTTAGATGATCTGGGTGCAATGAGGTTGTTTCAAGAGTACAATGCGTTTTTGTCTTTTGTAACTGCTCAAATGGCATGCGCACAGATTGATGAATCTAATGCTAAAAAACGTTTGGATTATGCTGAGGCTTCAGCCATGGAGGATTATACTCAGCCTAAGATGACCGTCTCGGCTATCAAGGCTAAAGTTATGGCTGATCCTAACGTACTTAAATTGGCTCAAGCACACTCAGAAGCTAATGCTTATCGCAAAGGCATGGAAATGATGCACGCTAACGTAGAGCGCGACTGTGCGTTTATTAGCCGCGACCTTACTCGTCGTACATCTTCTGGGTTTACTAACCGAGCTAGCAAGTTCACCACTTAAGGAGATTGCAATGAAAAAAAATAAGCAAGCAGTTAAAAGAGTAAAAGAAGTTCACTCACCAATGAGGTGGGCTACCCATAGTACTGATGATGTCTGCAAAGAGTGTAAAGTTCCTTATCCTTGCCGAACCATTTTAGCTATAAAAGGTAATTAATCATGTGCAATAAAACTGAGGATATGATGCGAATGCATGCCCAAGACCACCGTTGTTCTTACTGTGAGTCCACGTTTGTTGAGGTTCTAGACCTCATAGCTCACATTAAAGAAAAGCACGGAAAATAGTGGCTAAGAAAATTTTTGGTAAGCCAAACCTGCGAGGAGCAGTAGCCGTAGGCATTGACCAGTCTTACAGCGGGTTTGCCGTAACTGCTATTGATAAAAACTTTAATTACTACACTGAAGTGTATAAACCAGACGGAACGGGCGTAGAACGTCTTTCAAACTTGCGTAATTATACTGAAGACTTTTTATCTAATTATGATGTGCAAAAAACTTGCATTGAAGGTTACGCTTTTGGGTCACAGATGGCTAACATGGCAGGCGAACTAGGCGGGATGCTTAGGTTATTAATGTATGACTTGTACCCTGCGGTTCCGCAGGCTCGGTTTCCTTTAGTGGTACCTCCAACCAGTTTAAAGAAATATGTGGCTGGAAAAGGCACTGGAGTAAGTAAAAGCCAAATGCTTCTAGCCGTATACAAAAAGTGGGACGTAGATTTTACTGATGATAATGCTGCAGATTCTTACGGATTAGCCCGTATTGTAATGAATAAGCATGATTTTGAATATGAAAAAGAAGTGTACGATAAGTTAACTTCACCCTGAAAACGTGGGTGTAATACCTCATAATTGATAGAACACTACTACAATACGAGGTACAAAATGTCTGAAATACAAGAAGAGCAAATTTTAAAGGTAAGTGCTGGGTCTAACCCACAATCTGTAGCGGCAGCTATTGCCCACAGTATCTATGAAAATCACACATGCAAATTACGTGCCGTAGGCGCGGGGGCTGTTAATCAGGCTGTTAAAGCTATTGCTATTGCCCGTGGTTACACTGCGCCTAGAGGTCTTGATCTTAAGTGCATCCCAGGCTTTGCCAGCATTGAAAGTCATGATGGTCAGATCAGCGCTATTGTTTTTACAATTGTTTCTGATTAAGCCTGAATATTAAAGAAAACCCCTTTATCCTTTAATAAGGATATCCCACTCTTAAAGAGGTTTAAATGGCTAAGAATATTGCCCCTGTTCCAGCAGACGGTTCAGCTCCTATGGGCGCTGGTGCTGTTGTGAACGCATCAGGTGCGCCATCAAAAAACACCAAGCTAATGCCTAAGGGACATAGCAAGTCTGTAAACCCAGCTATGTCTCCAGCAGGTCCCGCTTACACATACGCCCCAAAAGAACGTTGCGGAGCTTGCTACGGAGTGCAGGTTGGCTTTGAAGCTCACACTGCTCCAGAAGCTGGTATGACGCAAGCTAACGGACGTTTGTTCCAGCACGCAATTAACCGTAGCGCACCTAATTTCCTTTCAGGAATGTACAGCGCTAACTAAATAGACCACCGTGGACTACGGTGGACTTTCAACAAACCCCAGCTGAAATTTCGGCTGGGGTTTTGCTGTTTCTAGATTTATGTGTATGCTAGTCTGAATGGACAACGAAATTCCAAGGAGGAATCGTGTTTAGTGAAATTATTAAGCAGCACTTAAACGCTGCAGATGCTAAGTGTAATTTTGGAGCTTGGCTAGAAACACAGAGTAAAGCAGACCAAGAGGGTTTTGCTTTACTAATGCAAAAAAAACCAATTAATGTAGCCAGTTTATATCGTTCCATGACTTCATTAGCTGACCTTCCATTCAAATCAACCACTTTTAAATCGCATGTGCGAGGGGACTGTAAATGTCAAACACAATAGAGTTTATCGACATCATTATGGCTGCGTTAAACGAGCCACAGGTAGATGAACCTACAACTTTAAAGCCAGTAAATGCCGCTAAATTGCCTAAAACTACAAAAACTAAAAACAAAAAAGGCAAAACCGATTGGAAATTGGCAGTCCTATTGCCAGATACTCAAATTGGATACCGTCGTTATGAAGACGGTTCTTTAGACCCATTCCACGATATAAATGCTATTAATGTTGCCATGCAAGTAACGGCTACTTTAGAAGAAGAATACGGCATTGATCAAATTATTAATCTTGGAGATACTATTGACCTACCTATGTTTGGTAAGTATGCTCAAGAAAATGCATTTTTTAACACTGTTAACGAGTCCTTAAAAGCTGGGCATGATTACATTGCTGGTCAAAGAGCAATTTCCCCTAATGCAGAAATTGTATTTATTGAAGGAAACCATGATTGCCGTCTTGTAAGATACGTGGGCTTAAATGCAATGGCTAGTTCACGTATGAAACAAATTGGCAGTGACAACCCAGTTATGAGTATTCCTCATTTGCTTAGGTTTGACGATATTGGCGTAACCTATGTAGATGGGTACCCCGCAGATAAGTTCTGGATTAACGATCGTCTTGTGGCACGCCACGGCGTAACCGCTAACTCTAACGGGTCTACCGCGGCAAAATATGTAAGTAAAGAGCCTATGTACACTACTGTTTACGGTCATTCACACCGCATGGATTTGCATTACAAGACCCACGACACCCTTGCAGGTCCTGTTCAAAACGGTGCGTATAGTCCAGGTTGTTTATGCCGCATTGATGGCGCAGTTCCATCTGTTAAAGGTGGAATTAAAGCTGATGAGCGTCCAGTACTACAGTATGAAGACTGGCAACAAGGTATGGGTCTAGTTTGGTACAAATCAGCAGGTGATTTTAAAGGCGCCAATGATTTTAGTATTGAGAACATTCATATCATGGATGGTTGGGCAGTTTACGCAGGTACTGAGTTTAGGTCAACAGCAAGGTAATTTACCCGTAAAATTAGGGTATGCCTCAAGCCCACCAGAATATTCAAAATCTAGGCGCCAACGGTCTATACGGCACTAACACCACATATGGTGGCGGTGGCGTACCCGTAGCTCGCGGAGAGCTTGATTTCTTGCGCCTTGGTGTAGGTAGGGTTCCATCTGCTGAATACCCTGACGGCTACTTAGGAACTATTCGTTCCCGCCGTGATGACCGAGGTCGTCCTTCTAGCACTTCAGACACAGTTCTGAATAGCATGAAGCAACGCCTCGGTCAGCGCGGTTATCAAAGAGGCGTTCACCGTGGTGAGCGTATTGACCCGTCTGATTACTATTACCCAACTGAATTAGACCCAGCCCGTGGGGTTAAGCGTCAAATGAAAGCTAAATTTGATGGCAGTACCTACATGGTGCCTCGTCATGTTGAGAATCAAAAACTTGTTCCAGCCCCTCACCTTCCAAATGATGGCAAGGCTGGCCCTGACGTACGTAGCGATTCCCCTTACAACATTGACCAAAAGCGGGCATCCCAGCTTCGTAACATGCGCCCAAGCTGGAGATAACTCATGGCAAAAACTTATGTCAAAATTGACACCAAAAACTCAAAGCTTGTTTCTAAAAAGAAAGGGCTTAAGTATGGAGAACGTGTTATTTCTGCAACATCCCGTACTTCAGACACATGTGCCCCTGATTGCCCATTTTTAGAGTCTAATAACCACCCAGAAGACTCAAGTGGTAAGCCTATTTGCTACCCAACAGCTAGAGTAGGTGGCGGACCAAGCATTTTTATGCGAGCAGAGCAACAAGGTAGCGAAGACACCCGCGCAGAAATGATGGAATTAAAGCGCGCACCAGATAATTCAATTGTACGCCATTTGGTTTCTGGAGATGTTGCTAGTAAAAATGACGATTATTTAGATTCAGTGCGTGAGTTATCCGAAGCACGCCCAGATTTACAGCAGTACGGATATAGCCACCATTGGCGTAATTTAAACCCATCAGATGTTAAAGGCATGGTTTTAAACGCTTCAACTGAAACCCCAGGGCAAGCAGCAGAGGCCATTAACAAAGGTTGGCAAGCAGTAATTGAGTCCCCAAAAGGTGAATCATTAGCTGGGACACGTATTGCAGGTCGTAAAGTAGTATCTTGCCCTAATCAAAAACATCCAAATGACATTGGTTGCGCTGATTGCCATTTGTGCAGATCAAACTCACCTACTCGTCCTATTGTTGAATTTGAAATTCACGGAGCTACTAAAAAAGTTGGTGGTAAGGTAATGGCTGCTAGAGAAGCCGAACAAAAAGCCATTACAACCTCAGGTACTCCAGATGGGGATTCAACAGACAATGACACTAGTACATTTTTAGGTATGCCAGCCATGCCTAGTCGCACTCAAAGTTTAAAATCTGGCTGGTCAGACGGACGTAACTAATGCCTAATTTAACTAACGGTGTTTACTCTAACCGCCCCTGGATTGCCCCACCAGAGGCTGCATATCCCCCACAGGCATATATTGGCCCATTTGCTAGTAATCAAGAGCAGAACCTATCCCAGGCTATGGCGTCTTTAACTATGTCCAGCGAGGACATCCAACAGTACGTTCGTCCTAACCTGCCGCAGATTCAATTATTTCCCCCACGATTTGGTTACGAAACCCGTGAGTACGGAATAGACGACATGATAGACTTGAATGTTCCAATGACCGAGCGTGTGGACACAGCTAAGCCAGCGGCTCAGGCTGAACCAAGCTCACGAAATACTTTAGGAAGCGCAGTTTAATGGCTATTGACCCAGGATTAATGACAGACGCTACAGGTGAGGGTATGGCGGGAGCCACAGATGTTTCCTTAGTTACCCAGAAAAACCTTGAGAATACGTACTACAATAATAGTAAGCCTTGTATAGAATGCGGTCTTAATCTAGACCCGTACCGTGCATTGCATAATCAATATTGTGCAGGGTGCAGTAATCGCAAGTCTTACAACCACGTAAAGAACGGAATGGTGTCCTAATGACCGTACCATATCGCCGCTCGCCTAATGCAGAGCTAAATGAAGGGTCTACCGATGGAAAGTACCGAAAGCGTCGCCCAAATACAACAGTCGCTGCTGGAATGGGTGACCAGTCTGTCGTAGCTAACCGCGCAGGTTTGCATCCTTACATGAATTATGGTTTTATTAATTCTGAGGAACCACAAAAAGTAAATCCAGGGGCATAGTCATGGCTGATGCACCAAAAGACCGTGCTGAAGAACCTAATCGTAAATTTGAGTTAAGCCGTCCAGATAGCGCGTATAACTTTA